AAGAAAATTAAAAAATATATATCTTCTAAAAAAAGTATTTTTTTTAAAAAAAACAAAACATTTAAAAAAAATACTTATAACTTTCTCAATAATGTATTTGATTTTAAAAAAACTAAAAAAAAAAAATCATATGCTCCATCAATTAATAAATTAAAATCATTAAAGTCTATAGATAATACTTCTATCCAAAATTTATTGAATTGTAAAAATAAAACTATTAAAATAAAAAAAAAATGTTATAAATGGAATTCAAATAAAGTAAAAAAAATGCTTATTAAAAATCTTTTAAATAAAAAAAGAAATTCTAAAAATATTAATACTGATATTATTATTGCACCTAAACAATATAAATCTAACTGTTGGTTTAATGTGTTTTTTATGATATTTTTTGTTAGTGATAGAGGTAGAAAATTTTACAGATTTTTTAGAAAAGCAATGATTGAAGGAAAAATATATGTTAAATCACAAAATAATAAATTTATAAAAAAAAATATTAGTAAAAATTTAAAATATCCATTTTTTCTTTTAAACTATTATATTGAAATGTCTCTACAAGGTAAAATTACAAATATTGATAAAAAATTTAATACAAATAATATTATAAAAAAAATTTATAATACTATAAAAAAAAATAAAAAAAATATAAATAATTTTCTAAATAATAATATTTATAATGTTAATGATGCTGGTAACCCATTGTCTTATTATAATTCTATTTTCAATTATTTACTTGAAGATAATTACATTAATCCAATAAATTCAGTCACTTTCACTAATCCTAATATTAATAATATTAATTTCATTTTTGAAAAAAATAATATTTACGGAAATTTAAAACATTATCCAAAAATTATTTTTATTCAATATTATAATCATTCTAATTTGTTAAAAAAAACACATTTTAAAATCCATAATATAAAATATAAACTTGATTCTATTGTTTTAAGATCAACAAATAATGAACATTTTTCTTCCTATATTACTTGTAACAAAAAAGATTTTGGATTTGATGGAGGTGCAAATAAACCATTGCAAAAATTTGAATGGAAAAAAAAAATAAATGAAAATAATGATTTTAATTTTAAAGGTTTACCCAATAAAATTAAATTTAATTTTAATAATGGATATTGTATATATTTATATTATAGAATAAACTAATTTTTTTATTTTTTATTTTATTATTTTTATTTTTATCAACAAATATATTTTTTTAATTAATCAAGAAAATTGATTTAAAAAAAAAAATTTATATCATAATAACAAAAACATAAAATGACTTCTGTACAAGATCGTATCACTCATGCTAAAAACTTTCAGGTTAAAAAAGTAACTTATAAACCACCTGTTGCGGTTGGTAATATTCGTCGTATTTATCTTCAATATAAAGGTGATACAATTAATATGCAAACGCCACTTATTAAAACGTGGGGATTAAATGAAAGAGTGGACGATAATTCCGGTAAAGTATCCTATGATATTTCACTACAATTTGGTGGTGAAAACCCGTCTATTCTTAAATTTAAAAAAATTATTAAAGAACTTGAAGATCGTATTCTACAAGATGCTGTAAAAAATTCCAAACAATGGTTTGGAAGGAAAATGAGTGAAGAAGTTGCAAAAGCAATGTTTTATCCTCTTCTTAAACATCCAAAACTTAAAGATGGTTCTGGTGAACCAGATTTTGATCGTGAGCCAACATTTAAAGTTAAAATTCAATATTATGATGAAAAATTCCGTGTAGATCTTTTTGATACAAAAGGTGAACCTCTATTTATCTATTCAAAAGAAGATAGGGATGATCTTCCTCAAGGTGATAAAACACCTGTTGATTTTATCCCAAAAGGTTCATATATGAAATCAATTATTGAATGTCAAGGAATTTGGTTTGCTGGGGGTCGTTTTGGTGTTACTTGGAAACTTAATCAAGCAAGTATTCGTCCACCAAATAACATTGTAGGAACAGGTAAATGTCATCTTGTTGCCGACTCTGATGATGAAGAAGAAGAAAAAAAACTTCAAAAACAAGATGAACTTAACACAATTAAACAAAGTAATCTAGTTATTGATTCTGACGATGATGATGACGACGATAATAACGATGATGAGGGTGAGGATGATGGCGAAGACGGTGGTGAAGACAATGAAGTTGTTGAAGCTAAAAAACCCGAACCTGAACCCGAACCTGAACTTGAAGCTGAACCAGAAGAAAAACCAAAAAAGAAAAAAAGAACAATTCGTCGTAAAAAAAAACCTAGTGTTTAAAAATAAAAATAAAAAATAAAAATAAAAAACATAGTGTTTAAAAATATAAATAAAAAATATAAATAAAAAATATAAATATTAAATTTATATTTTTTATTTATATTTTTTATTTCATCTGTGGTCCAATGGTTAGGATTCTTGCCTTCCAAGCAAGTGGTCCGGGTTCAATTCCCGGCAGATGTATTTAAATCACATGATTTTTATTTTCAGAACGATTTCTAATAAAAACTATTTCTTTTTCACAACATTCACGTTTACACCATTTGTAAATATGAATTACAGAACATAAAATTCCAATACTGGCAAATAATACAAGAACAAGTAAAAATACAAAACCATAAAGTTGTTTTTCTCTTGGTGTCATTTTTTATTTTTAATTAAATATTTAAAAATAAAAAATCAATTTTTTTTAAAATTATTCAAATAATTTATTTTTTTCTTTTTTAATTAATAATAATATACAATTTTTAATTATTTTTTTTTTTTATGAATATCTAAATTAATGTGTTTTATAAAATCGTTTTTTTTTAAATGTTTATTACAAATATAACATTGGGATTTTTTTTCATTTAATCTTTTAAGTTGATAACTTAATTTTTTTTCATTGTTTTTAATTTTATTTTTTAATTTATCGCATTTTTTTTGTATTTCAGCTATATTTTTTTTTAATTTAACTTTTTAAGAAATTATTATTTGGTAAAATATTATTACACCATTTACATATTAAATTTCTTTCAGGTATATAACTTAAAATATTATAAATAATATATTAAATTTGATATATTTTTTCATTCTTTTTTAAATATAATAAAAATTTTTTATTATATTTAATTATATTTAAAATTCTAATTCTATATTAAATATTATATCTGCCCTTTTTTCAGTTGAAAACATGTTTAACTTATTTATTTTTAATATTCCTTTATTTTTAATTCTATAATCCTGGTTTTTTTTTATTTTTAATTCATTCACTTTAATTTTATAAATATTATCTAATATTTTTATTTCCAAAAAATTATTTTTTAAAATATTACATAATTTTACGCTATGTTTAATATACAAATTATTATTGTAATCTATCATATATTTTTTATCTAAATCAGGAATGCAATTAATAATTGTTTTTTTTATAAATATTTGTTTATGCCATAAAGGTATGTAATGTGTAATACCATTTAATTCTAACTTAAATACGTTGTCTTTCAACAAATCTTCTAAACTTGGATTTAATATTATTAAACACGAATCATTTGTTTTTTCTTTTAAAATTAAATACATATTTTCTAAAATTTCTTCTGAAATAGGTAACCTATATTTATTATTATATAAAAATGTATATATATCTATTGCCGATTTTTTACTTAAATTATTAAATATATTGAGAGAAAATTCAGTATTTAAATATTTGTCTATTTTTTCTGGAATATAATTCAAAATAAAATTTTCAATTATTGAAAAATAATCTAATTTTATTTCTTCATTCATATTTCTCTCTTTTTGTAAAAATTTATATGCTTCTGTTCCTAATTTAAACTTCTCTGATGCTAACTCATTTTTATTCTTATCTGGATGATATTTTAAAGCATATTTATAATATTTTCTTTTTAAATCCCTTATTGTATAATCATTGTTTAAATTTAATATTTTTAATGCTTTTTCTTTATTCATTATTTTAAAATAAATAAATAAAATTTAAGTTTATATTTTTTATAAATTATGTATTATTTTAAAATATTCTAAAATAATTTTTTCTAAATGGTATATTGGTCTATAATTATTATTATAATATTTTAGAAATTCATATGTTTTATTTAATAATAAAAATATGTTTTCTTCATTTAAATTATGATTCTTCATAATTTGTTCAAAAATAAACCATAAACATTCATAAATATCTAAATTAAAAACCAACATATTATATATATTTGTTCTCAATATATGATAATTTATATCATTAAAATCTTTTATTGAGTTGTAAATTTGTTGTGGTATTTTATTGTTGGATAAAATATTATTTGTCAATATTCCTTTTATATTTGTTATATTTTTAATCCCTACACCACTTAAATCAACTTTGAATAAACTTTCATATTTTTTTTTACTTGGTTTTGGAACATTAATTATAGAACATATATTTATAATATTATCTGGAAGATAACTTATATTATTTATAATCAATATAAATGAAATATTCATATTCGTATTTATTATTCTTTGCATATAACTGTAAAAATTTTTTAATAAATCATCTTTTATTTTATCAAAATTTTTACATAGAATTATACCATTCCTCTTTTTTTTTGTTGATATAATATCTATTATTCTATAATATATATCATTCCATAACATATTTGATTGACATCCCAGTAATTCCATATCAATTTCATAATGAATATCGCTTATTTTAAACATTATGTTATGCTTTTTATTATAAAGAAAATTTATTTTTCTCTCATATTTTAAATTACTTTTACTAAATTTTTTTATAATATTTAATGAAATTGTATATTTTCCACTTCCTTTTGGACCATATATTATAATACTTTCATTCAAAAAATCATCTTGTTCGTTTAATTTATACAAATTTGGATGTAATTTTTTTTTTTTTATGTAATCAATAAAGTTTGTTTCAAGAAGTTTCATTAAAATTAAACCATTTTATGTATTTAATTTCTTATTATTTAAATATATTTCTTTCTATATTTTTAATGAGTCAAAATACTATTTTATCAGAGTCTAATTTTTTTTTTAATCATGAAAAAGTATTAAATAAAATTAAAAAATATAAAAATACACATCCAAATTTAACAACCTTTTGGTGCAATTTATTAAATTTAAAAAAAACAAATTATTTAAATCATTGTAAAAATATTGAGAATAATTTAAATAATTTAAAGTGTATTTCTGATCCAACAAATGAACAATTATTATTACTAATTTGTTTTAATTTAAGTAATAATAAATAATTATATTAATTAAAATATGTTTGTGTTTAAACCTTTGGACATTAAAAAAAAAAATATTATAATAACAAAAAATAAATATATTCTTTTACATTCTATAAATAATTTTACATTTAATAAAATTATTATTGAATTTGAATTAAAAAATATTGAATTATATTTAAATAAATGCTTTTTTAACACAAAAAATAATGAAAAAATTATAAAACAAATTATTAATATTGAAAATTTAATATTAAATAATTGTCTTATTAAAAATCCAATTTTTAATATTAAAAAACAATTAAAAAAAAATTTATTTTTTTTAAAAAAAATAAATTTACAAAAAAAATATTTTTTTAATAAAAAAACATTTATTTTAAAAATTAATAATATAAATTACAAAAATAATAATTTTTTTTTAAATTATAATTTTATTATCCATCCGTAAGATAATAATTTACAAATAAATATATCTCGCCTAAAGAAAAAAATACAAAAATACTAAAAAACATTATCAATACTATTTGCAAGTTTTCTTTATTTTTATCTCCATCCAATTCATTGCTTTGCATTAATAAAAATGATTGTAAAACAATAAAAAAATATAACAAAACTGTCGATAAATTAAACATAAATGGAAGATTTTCTATTTTATCTAATTTTTTTGCCGATTTATTTAATAAATGAATTGTTAATACAATCGGAACTAATATTATGGAAAATATTAATGATTTTCCAAAAATATCTCTTAATCTTAATTCAATCCCTGTTCTTGAAGATTCGAAAGATAGTTTTAATATTGAAACAAAAAATATAAAAAAAGAACCAAAAGCCATCCATTTAAATCCTGATACATACCCTTCAATACTTGAATATATATATGAAAGTAAAACCAAAATACTTCCAACAGAAAATGAAATTTTTCCCAAATTTAACCAAATGTCTATTTTGTATTTACTCATTAATACATAAATATAATATATTATTTATTTTTTTCTTTTTTTTTATATTTAAATAATATCACTATACAAATGTTCACTTACTATTTCATACACCCAAAAATTAATTCCATTTAATAAAATAGCTCTAACAGCACATATTCCATATCCTTTCCATAATTTTTTTTGTTTTAAAGCATCCATTAATTTGATATTTTGAGCAATTTGTCTTGTCCTTATTACATCTAAAGGATAAGTAAAAGTCCAAGATGTTAAACCGGCCATACCGCCTGATACTAATGGATGAAAGTTCATTTGCTTCATTTCATTATAAGTTCCAAAATAAAAAGACATTGATATTGATTCTTTTAAAAAAGTGGAACCCTTTCCATAACGATTGTAAAATGAAGAAATAGAGAGATTTCCCATTGTTTGTTGTTTTATTTTTCCAATATTATAAATATACCCTATTGGAAAAAGTATTGAACCTGATAATAAACCCGAAATCCAGTAATTATTAGTATGTCTGTTAATTTTTTGAACTAATGGAAATGTTGTACAATAAAACATTGATGAAAAAATTAATGGAAATTTCCATCCCCTATAATATTCCTTTATTGGTAAACCATACCATTTTTGATTATTCTGAATTAATACTTTAACCGTATCAAATGGGTGACCAACTATTATCTGACTTAAACCCATTGCTATTCCCGTAATTATATCATTCATAATATATTTTTACTTTTATAACTTTATATATTATAACTTTATATATAATTATTCTATTTTATTAATACGATTCAAATGACGCCCACCTTCGAAATTTTCTTCTAAAAATGTTTTTAAAATTTTAAATGCATTGTCTTTACTTAATATCCTTGCTCCTAATGCTAATACATTTGCATTATTATGATTTTTTGCCATTTTTGCTGTCTGAATATCATGACAAAGAGCACAACGAATACCTTTTACTTTATTTGATGCAATACTTATACCTATCCCTGTACCACATATTAATACACCAATACTTTTTGTTTTTATAATATTATTTGAAACTCTTTTCGCTACATCCGGATAATCACACTTTTTATTACTAGAAAAACACCCCATATCTAAAATTTCATAAAACCCTTTTTCAGACAATGATATCGCATATATTTTATTATATTTTTCTATTCTTTTTTCTTCTTTATTATTTTCATCTTTCATTTTTTTTATTAAATATTCCTTTAATTCAAAACCAGCATGATCACTTCCAAATATTAATTTTATCATTTATAATATATTCAAATTATTTATTTTTAACTATTTAACTATTTTAAATTTGTTTTCAATTCTTATAATTTGTTTTTTCACTTAACTTTTTTATAACATTTTTCTTATTTTTCTCTTTTTTTTCTAAATCCATCCCCCCCATTGCATTAAATACAACCCTTTGATATTTTATTCCCTCTCTATTATTTTTATATATATTAATGTTTTCTTCTTTTCTCCATTCTGGAATTTTTTGTATTTGTTTAATTTCTACATCTTTTATACATTCATTTATCTTATTATGTTCTTTGTCCTTTTCCCATCCTTCTTCATTTTTAAAATATAATACTTTTCGCTTGACATCACTACACTGAATAGGCCTTTCTAATTTATTAATTTTATTTAAATTTTTTATTAAAATTCTTGATATTCCTTCCACATAATTAGTTTCTCCTGTATAAATTAAATCATCAAATGTTATTTGTATTTTTTCCATAAAATCATTTAAATTCATCGCATTTCTACAATGTTTATTTAAAAACACATTTATTGAAATATTTTGTGTATTTGTTATATTTTGATTTTCTATATTTTGAATATTTTGATTAATTGATTTACCATTTCTCTCTTTTAACTTTTTCACCTCATAAATTAAATCTTTGTTGTTTTTCATAAAATCTATATTTGTGTTATTTGACTTAATTAATTCACCAATTATTATCTCATTATTCTCTTTTAATTTTATTATATCGTTTTTCATTGTTCTTAGTTTTTTAATTATTATACACTTATTTTTATGTTTACTCAATCCAGAATTAAATTTATATGATTTTCCACATTCGCAAATAAAATGTTTATTTTTATTTAAGTGTTTTTTCGTTTTCAAGTGTTTACAATAATTATATTTGTTATTTGTTGAAAAATTACAAACTAAACATTCATATTTCATTTTTATATAATTAATATATTTGTTTTTAAACTTTTTTTGATATTTTGGACATTGTCCTAAATTATGCATTTTTTATGCATTTTTTGAAAATAAAAAATGCATTTCTTGCATTACTGGAAAAAAATTTTTAAAATTATTAATACAAATATACAATCCATTATGCTTTAATAATTCAAAATAAAAATTCATTTTTATTTTTTTGATTTTTTTTAAAATTTCAAAAAAAAATGCATTTTTAAAAATGTCCAAAAAATGTCCATTTTGGACAATGAAAATTTTGTTACGATATATGGTTTGATGTTTTTTAAAAAATATACAAAAAAAAATCAAAAAAATCGTAAATTATCCAAAATTATCCAAAATGGATAACTGTTATCCACTTTGTCCATTTTTGTCCATTTTTGGACAACTCTGTTTTTTCCAAAAAAAAAAGTAAAAAAAAAATTATGGTAACAAAAAAAAATATTGAAAAAATAAAATAAGACCATAAAGGTGTGAAGTGATTTTTTAGCATTATTTTTTTTTTATAAAAAAAAAATTCATTCGAAAAATCCCAAAAACGGACAAAAAAAAGTTGTCCATTTTGAAAAAAAGCTCAAAGATTTTTTTTTTTTTTTTTTTCATTTTTTAATTTTTTTTTTTTTTTTTTTTTTTTATATTTTTTAATTTTTAATTTTTTTTTTTTTTTTTTTTTTTTTTTTTTTAATAATGATGGTGTTTTACAATAAATATCTAAATTTTTGTTCATTTATATATTTACCTTTTATAATTTTATATTATTTTATATATATATATGATTACAAAAAGTAAGAAAATTAAAAAATATATATCTTCTAAAAAAAGTATTTTTTTTAAAAAAAACAAAACATTTAAAAAAAATACTTATAACTTTCTCAATAATGTATTTGATTTTAAAAAAACTAAAAAAAAAAAACATATGCTACA